AAAAAACCCGAAATAGAAATCCGGGGCCCGACCACCTGCCTGGTCACGTGTTAGGTTCTAGGTGACTGGCTATAATTACCAGTCACCTAGAACCAAGAACCAAGGTGTCTATTTAACTCACCCCCCCCCTCCCCGTAGTATTCTAAGTGTATGGATGGCACTCAAGAGGTTCAGGAAGGGAACGTACAACAGTTATTTCAAGAGGAAGATGAGTCGTCGTGGGAAGTACGGTCGTCGTCGGGGAGCTCGGAGTTTTCAGAGTCGGGTGAAGAAAGTAGTGATGAGAGCAGCGGAGACGAAGTACAAGGATATAAACGTAGAAAATGTCCAACTGTACCATAATTTGGGAGCTACTACGATTGCTGCAGCTGGGAATGTTACGTCCATTGCAGGAATGTTTAATCCATGGGCTACCATTTCTCGTGGTAATGAGCGTAATCAGCGTATTGGTGATAGAATTACGCCTCGTGGTTTGAGTCTTAAGATTTATCTTGCAAACAAAGTAGATCGTTTGAATACTATGATTCGGCTTATCGTGTGCACTATACCCAAGGCTTGGAATGGTTCTGCTACTACGAGTGTTTTTTTCCCTTTTCAAGTGCAAACTGGATTGGGCAATAGTATGCTAATGCCTTGTGATAAGGATAAGGGAGTTAAGTTTTTGTATGATCGTATTCATCGGCTTGGAAATCAAACATGGACTTCTGGAAATGCTGGATGGAACCAAAAGGAATTTACTAAGGTTGTGAAGTTGTGGATCAAACGGAAGCGGTCCAACGATATTGTGTTTGATAGTTCTCTTCAGGAAATTGTGAATAAGCCGTTAGCTATCTATGCTATTCCGTATGAGCAGTACAGTACTATTGAGACAGACAACATTGCTTCAATCGCCATTCAAGGCAGGATGTTCTATAAGGACATCTAAAGCCTCGTGACAAAATACCGGTCCTGGGACCATTTGGTATAGTCGGGCTCAAAGTTTGCAAAAAAGATCACATGTGGAGGGCGAAAGAAGACAGTCTTGCTCTGGTACTTCGTCGAAACCACTCGTCCATTCTTCAAGTCTTCCGCCAGGGAATAAATCCCATCCATGTTGTGCTTCCGGTCGTCCGTCGCTTCCTGGGTCCTCGATAGGTCGAATAAAACAATCTTGCTCGGCTTCTGGGCATAGATATACGCCATGTCGACCTTCTTGCCGCTTGTGAGGATCGTCGCTCCGTGCATCGCGCCCAAGTAGTTCACCATCCAGCTCTTCCCAACATTCCCCTCGGTTTCCCAGATCCAATGAATCTTCCGAGGACACGCTTCCTCCATGACAACATCCATGATGGCTTGCTGCCATGGCCTCAGTAAAGCAGAGCTGTAGAGCTCGCGCAAGGAGTCTTGTTGCTTCTCCGAGTCTCTGGCCTGCACCCGTTCTTTAATATATGAATGGCAACGTGAAGCAGTCCCAAAGTGTTCATCACAGATTTCATCATAGCTCTTTCCCTCTTTGACAGCCTCTCGAACAGCTTCAATGTCACTGCGTTCACCTTTCTTTGCTCCTGCAACCTTCACTCTAACTCCTGCCTCCCAAAAGTCTCCATCTTTGGAACAGTAGTCGTAATTCTGCTGGTCACTTCCGTTGGCGATTGTGAATTTCAAGCTCTGTCCTTGAGATAGAACGTTGAATGCAACCTTCATACGGTCATATTTAGGTTTGGATTGCATTTGCAAGTATCCTTGCAGATGTGGTCGACTAGTAGTTGGGCAGGTTTCACGTCCGAAGCAGATGTAGGATGTTCCCATCTTTCCTATCATGCCTTGGATAGACAGGACTTGCTCCTGAGTGTAGTCGTGGAGAGTATAACAAACTCCATAGATGCGTGCCATGCTGCAACAATTTTGGAATCAAATCAAATTGAATTTAATTTAAAGGGAAAAGAAAAAAAAAATTAAAAAAAATTAAAAAAAAACCCGAAATAGAAATCCGGGGCCCGACCACCTGCCTGGTCACGTGTTAGGTTCTAGGTGACTGGCTATAATTACCAGTCACCTAGAACCAAGAACCAAGGTGTCTATTTAACTCAC